TAAACTTACTCCAGTGTCTGTGCTTGGCACAGTAAAAACTTTTTGTAAGATAGCAACAGGTCAGAATCATTCTCTCGCAATCGATAAAAATGGCCGTGCTTGGGCTTGGGGAAATAATAGTAACGGCCAACTTGGTGATAATACCAACGTCAGTAAACTTACTCCAGTATCTGTGCTTGGTGCAGTAAAAACTTTTTGTCAGATAGCAGCAGGAAGTTCTTTTTCTCTCGCAATTGATAAAAATGGCCGTGCTTGGGGTTGGGGGGCTGATGGTTCCGGTCAACTTGGTGATGATCAACGATCCTTTCAAGAAAGGACACCAGTTTCTATAACTGGTAATATAAAAACTTTTTGTCAGATAGCAGCAGGAAGTTCTTTTTCTCTCGCAATTGATAAAAATGGCCGTGCTTGGGGTTGGGGAAGTAATAGTAGCGGCCAACTTGGTGATAATAGCCTCGTCAGTAAACTTACTCCAGTGTCTGTGCTTGGCACAGTAAAAACTTTTTGTCAGATAGCAGCAATTGCAGTCGCGACTCATTCTCTCGCAATTGATAAAAATGGCCGTGCTTGGGGTTGGGGACTTAATAGTAGCGGCCAACTTGGTGATAATAGCCTCGTCAGTAAACTTACTCCAGTGTCTGTGCTTGGCACAGTAAAAACTTTTTGTAAGATAGCAACAGGTGGGAATCATTCTCTCGCAATCGATAAAAATGGCCGTGCTTGGGCTTGGGGAAGTAATAGTAGCGGCCAACTTGGTAATAATACCATCATCAGTCAACGCACTCCAGTATCTGTACTTGGTACAGTAAAAACTTTTTGTCAGATAGCAGCAGGAAGTTTTTTTTCTATCGCAATTGATAAAAATGGCCGTGCGTGGGCTTGGGGAAATAATAGTAACGGCCAACTTGGTGATAATACCACCGTCAGTAAACTTACTCCAGTATCTGTACTTGGTGCAGTAAAAACTTTTTGTCAGATATCAGCAGGTCAGAATCATTCTCTCGCAATCGATAAAAATGGCCGTGCTTGGGGTTGGGGAAGTAATGGTAGCGGCCAACTTGGTGATAATACCACCGTCAGTAAACTTACTCCAGTATCTGTGCTTGGCACAGTAAAAACTTTTTGTAAGATAGCGGCAGGAAGTCTTTTTTCTCTCGCAATTGATAAAAATGGCCGTGCTTGGGGTTGGGGAAGTAATGGTAGCGGCCAACTTGGTAATAATATCACATATCAAACACCTGTTAGAGTATGTAATATTTAATTTTATTATTTTTTCTTTGTAAAATTCTTTAGCAATTTTTAATTTTTGAATTATTATATGATGTAACATATCGACATCATGATCAAAAAGAAAAATCTCGTTTTAACAATATCCATTGGTGATTATTATAATGAACTTTCAAAATTGACGTTGCCGTCTATACAGGCATACGCAGAAAAAATTGGTGCTGATTTTTTGAACATCACAGAATTCAATAAATATTACATTACCCAAAAATGGAATAAATTTCATATCCATGAACTTTTAAATCAATATCACAGAATTATTTATTTTGATATTGATATTTTAATAAGAGATGATTGCCCTAATCTTTTTGATATTGTGCCAGAAAATAAACTTGGAATGTTTAATGAAGGTAGATATGCTCCAAGATTTGAATATCTTGAGCAAGCTTCAGAATATTACAAGGAACCATTAAAGAAATGGAATGGTAAGTTTTATAATTCTGGTGTGATGGTTATTTCTCGTATTCACAAACAGATTTTTGCATTACCTCGCGGCATTGATTTTGTTGAAACAGATCAACCATATATAAATCTCAGAATATTAAATGATAAAATCGAAATGCATGATTTGCATTATGATTATAATAGAATGGATATTCTTGATAGATTTTGTGGTGTTTCCCGCTTAAACTCTTATGTAGTGCATTATGCAGGCGCTCCAAAAGATATTCAATCAGATGTCGTGGCTAAAGATATTAATCAGTGGAAAAACGATAAAATAGATGGATATAAATATAAGCGCAATATCGTTATATCTGTCACAGCCGGTATGGGTGATCAATTGTGTTCTGAGCCAGCGATTAGATATACGCAAAAACTATATCCAGACGCAAATATTACAGTTGTATCTCATTTTCCAAGATTATTTGAACATTTAAGTTGTCCTGTTGTAGATTTCGATCAATGGAAAGGTATAAATGATTCAGTTATTATCATGAATACTTGTCCTGATGATGAAGTATCAGAACATAAAATGTCGCATGTTTTATTTCATCCTACCGATTTTGCTTCAATGTCAATGATTAAAAGAACTATCCCACATTCAGAAAAAACAATACAATTAAAATTAGAAGCAGATGATGTGTCTTATATTATTGATTTATTAAAAGATAAAAATAAAGAAAAGCCTACAGTTATTGTACACGCAGGAAAATGGTGGCCTTCTAAAACTCTGCCTAAAGAATGGTGGCAAGAAATTGTAAATAAATTATCAGAAAAATTAACTGTTGTATTGATTGGCAAAACAATAGATGAAAAACAAGGATATTTAAATATTGATGTGCCGAAAGATGGATATGATTTGCGTGATCTTACTACACTTGGTCAAATGTTTGCTTTGATATCTTTATCTCGTTGCCTTGTAACTAACGATTCTTCGCCATTGCATATAGCAGGAGCATTTGATAATTGGATTGTTACATTTCCGACATGCAAGCATGAAGATCATATCTTGCCTTATCGAAATGGCACTCAATCTTATAAAACTAAAGCTTTGAGAAAAGATTTATTATTAGATGGGCTTGAAATACGTCATACAGAATTCAAGCATGATACTATTGATCTTATTCCAAAAGGAAAAACATTATATGATTATTTGCCAGACGTTGATACTGTTGTAAAAGAAGTATTAGAGATTTACGAGAATGACAAATGAATAAATTTAATTCTTTTCGCCCACTCATGCACCAACATGAGTATAAATTAATAGAGAAATATTTGAATAAAAACGATACTCTTTTAGAATTTGGAAGCGGCAACAGTACTATTTATTTTTCTGGACTAGTCAAAAATGTAATTTCTATTGAACATGATGTTGATTGGATAAATAATATCAAAAAAATTATTGATGCTTATAGTATTAAAAATATAGAACTAATACATCAACCCGCTCATTCTCCCGATCCTAAACCTTGTAGATATGAACAGTTTAAAGATTATATTCATATTCCAGAAACAAGAAAATTAAACTTCACAAAAGTTTTAATTGATGGAAGAGCGCGAAAGTATTGCGCGAAATATCTTTGGAACATAATTGATGAAAATGCTATTGTTTTTATTCATGACTTTAATCGTTCAGATTATCAAATGTCATTAAAGTATTATGATTTGATTGAAATAATTACTGATGGACAAGGCATTGCCGCATTGAAGAAGAAAAATGAAGTAGTTAAAGAAGATTTCTATTATTGAAAAAGATTACGATGCTAAAAAATACTTTAAGTAGTGTAATTTAATTTATGGCAACACATAGAGGCCCAAAAATAGTAACAAATGGATTAGCTTTGTATTTAGATGCGGCTGATAAAAAAAGTCTTTCTGGTTCAGGCGCTACTAATTGGAATGATTTAAGTGGCAGAAGCAATAATTTTACTTTATATAATAGTCCGACTTTTAATAGTAGTTATGGTGGCGAATTAAGATTTGACGGAAGTAACGATTACGCGAGAAGTAGAAATAATACTATTATAAATAATATAGCTGCAAACGGTACTGTTGAAATATGGTATAGAACATATGACGGAGTTTTGGGTGGTCTAGATTATAGCCGCTTAATCAGTGTTGCAAATGATGCTGGAACTGGATCTGACAGCACATTTACCCAAGGAACAAATAATGATTTTAGCACATTTTTTTGTTTAGCTCGTAATAATGCAGCTAATTATTATAGTTTATGGTATAAAGGTAATCCGGGTCCATTTGGTGGTACAACAACTTATAACGATAATATATATCGTCAATTAGTATTTAGTTGGAGTACTAGTGGTGGTACTATAACTTTCAATCATTATATAAATTCTGTTAGTCAAGCTTCTACAGGATATACACAAACGGCTTATTCTGGAGCTAATAATATTACAATTGGCATGAACTGTTTAGGTGCTATTTCAAATACTGGTACTGAAACTAATAAAGGAGCTTATTCAATAGTTCGTTTATACAGCAAAACATTATCTCAAGCAGAAGTAACACAAAATTTCAATACTCAACGTGGGCGTTTTGGTATATAGTGTAATATATTATATATTTTTATGGCAACAAATAATGGACCTTTAGTGGTAAAAAGTGGATTATCTTTATGTTTAGATGCTGCGGACATAAAAAGTTATCCGCGCAGTGGTACAAGTTGGAACGATATTAGCGGAAATCGCAGAACTGCTACATTAAATAATTTTGGAGCACAAACTATTTTTAGTAGTGTAAAAGGTGGCAGTATTATATTTGATGGTTCTGATGATTACGCAACCTGCACAGTTTCTGGTGGATTGGGATCGGGCGCTTTTACTTTAGAATTTTGGTATTACAAATCAACTGATTCAGGATTTATTTTTAACAGTAGATCTGGTGGAACGGGTGGAGATGGTATAGATATAAGTCATTCCTTATCTACTACAACTGCTGGCCACGTTCTTTTTAATGCTCTTTCGGCAGGAATTATAAATACAAATACATGGGCTCATGTACTTATCGGAAGATCAACAGATAATTCAATGTATAGATATGTTAATTTAAATCTAATCGATACTCGCAGCGGTTTATCAGGAGGTTCAGGCAATGATTTTTCTGGTGGTACAGTTTTTTCTATAGGAGGAAATACAGCTGGTAATGTGGGATATCTTAATGGATATATGCCAATATTTCGGGTTTACAGTAAATTTTTATCAGATAACGAAAGATTGCAAAATTTCAATTCTCAACGTGGGCGTTTTGGTATATAATTTAATATAAATTATATCGTTCTACTATTTACTTCTATATATTTTTATATCGTGTAAATAATAATTATGGATACAGTTTATATAGAAACTCAACCAACATCTGAAAAAAATGTTGCAAGTTTGAAAGCGGTATTAGGAAATTTCGATTTTATGGGTCCACTTCGTGGGCCTTGCTTATGGGTTGAAATGTTAAATCCAAATGGTTTACCGTTTGATGGTCAATATGTACGTATTGACGGTGACGATTGGCAAAATTGGCCTTGTGATCAAACAGATGAAGAAGATTATAAATATCTTTCAAATGTTATATTACGCAAAGTTGGTTTAGATTGGAGACATTATTTAAAGTTTACTCAGTATCCCCAATTCAATACTTATACTGGTGTTGCAGATTATACATTTAACTGTGCTATTGAATCTTATCCAACTGGTTCTTATTTATATCAATGGAATATAAATGGAACACCAATAGTCGGCGCGACATCTGATACTTATACTGTTTCTAATGCTGTAGAATCACAAACGGGAGTTTATTCAGTGGTTGTTTCCAATAACGAGTTTACTATTACCGGAAATGGATATTTGTACACATCTGGTTCTGTTTATATCTAATAAGTGTAATCATATGTATGGTAACATATAGTGTACATGATTTGGCTGATGAAATTTTTGCTAATGAATTTGAATATGATAGCGGTTATGCGCAATTTTATTTTATTAGCGGCTGGTTAGCCAATAATGTTGGTCAATTGAATAATCGCATATATAGTTCTTTTGAAGTAGAGAATGGCAACTTTATGCCATCTGGAGCTTTCAGACAAGAGGAACGCGCAATATATAAGCAAATGTATTTGTATGAGTTTTATACCAAAAAAACACGCCAAGTGTTACGTGGTGTTGATTCAGCTGTTGATTTTATCTCTTTGCGCGAAGGTGATACAGCTATTACTAGAACAAATAAAAACGAATTAGCTAAAACTTATCGTACATTAGCTAATGATGCTATGCAAGAATTAGATAAGCTAATTACTTCATATACAATTTATCAAGCTGCACCAGTTCAAGTTGCTGGTGAAGATGGTTCACCTTTATATACTGGTTCTGGTTATTTCTATTATCCTTATGGATATGGAAATTATTTATAAAATAAATTAAATATATAATAAAAAACCCCAGTCTTTCGACTGGGGTTTCTTTGTTTTATATTATTTAGATAATGCCAGTTTTGGCAGTTCCAAGCTTGAAGAAGTTATTTACAATTGAGTCTGCTGTAAATGAACCTGACATGAAGATGCCGTTTTCGATATCGTTTGCACCGCCGATTTGAACTGTATAAGTTAAATCAACAGTTTGATTATCTCCTAAGTTCTGAGAATAAGTTTCAGATTGGAATATGGCACCGGAAATGCCAAACCATAATTTATTAGCGTTGTTGCAATCTTTAAGTAGGATTTGCATATTACGCTTATCGGCAGAACAAAGATTATCAAATATGTTTTTGCTGCTTAATTCTGAAACGATTGCATTGATTGTTACATCAACATTTATTGGAACATCGACAACTCTTGCAAAACCGAATGTATTGCCAAGTCTTTGTAGAACTGTTCTGCTGAGTGGTAATGTGAATGAGAATGACTGAATGTGTGCTGAACCATCACCATTAATGTCTGAGAAACCATCGCTTACAGAAGGTAGTGATAACACAATATCGCCGGGGCGTAATGCTGTAACTTGTGAAGAACCAGTTGTAAATGCGCCTGATAAACCATAAGCTGTTGCTAGGCTTGTCAATTTAGTAGCAGGAGATGCGGTAATATCAATCGCAGGTGATGTTCCTGTGATAGCTCCACCAGCATTTCCAACACCAGCATCAGCTTTAATATTGAAACCTTCAACAGTAACTGAAGCTGTAGGAATTGCGCCTACAGCAGCTTCAAAAGAGTATTCGCTGATAAATCCGTTACCGATGCCAACAACTGTATTTGTATTGGCGGGTGGTGTTGAGGAAGCTGATCCTACAACGTCTTCACCTTCTTGTACGGTAAGAATATAATAATTGTTACCTTCTAGATCAGCTAATAATCCTGAAACAGATTGGGCATTTAATACTGTAGAAGTATCATTAGTACCACCTGTGATATTAAAACCAAGTAATCTTTCATTCAAGCCGTCAGTTACATAGTAGCTGAAATCTAAACCAACTGTTGGAGATTCCATAACAATAGAATCTAAACGAGCTAGTTTGCCGAATTCATTGATGTCTTGGCGATTAATTGTAAAATTGAAATTACAACTTTGTACGCGATCTAGTTTTTTAAGTAGTCCGGTTCCTGCTATTAATTCAGCACTTGATGTTGGTCCATAAGCTCCAACTGTGCTGCCAACCTTGGCTACTTGTGCTCCAGTAGAAGTTGGAGCGATAAATAAAGCTTGACTTTGATATATTACACGATTTCTTGCCATATAGTTTTATTTGTTAAAATGTTAATCTTTTTTACAGTAGATATTTTATAATGTGAAATTTATAATCTTGGATAACGATAAGCTTTTATATCGAAATCTAAGAAACCGATATGTATTGTTGGATTTAATTCTTTTAGAACGCTATCGCGAATTTTCGAAGTTTCGACGTGATAAATAAATAATTTATTTGCATTATAAGCTGTGCTTGTTGAATTGTAATCATATCCAGTTGGATATAATCCAGTTTTAATTGCGCCGAATTCACCCAATGGATGTTTAGTCATTGGTATCAAACTAAAACACTCATTAAATGAATCAGAAAATACGCTTAATAAACCATCTAACTGATATAAGTTTTCACAGAAAGCGACTAATTTAACATTACAATTCGTTTCATCTTCGCCGCCAAATGCAAAAGGCGTATTATGAGTATTTTCTATTGAAGCAAAAATAGCAGGCGTTACTGGATTATAAGGAGCGATTCCTGTTTCAGTAACAGTGAATCTACTATTCAATTCAAATTTGCCTTCAATAATTAAATTATCTTCAGGTTGATCGGTTACATAACTATTAAACTCTTTAACAGTATACGTACCTGTTATATTTAAATTATTAGAAACGCCGCTATTAAATAATATTCTACCGTTATCGAAATCAATAGCCATGCCGCTGGTTCCTGTTGGTACAAAAGAACCATTTATTGTAAAACCAGATGGTATAGTTGCGCCTGTAATGCTTTTATCGTATACCCATTGTTTATATGGAGATGAATAAATCACTCTGCCTCCGCCTATTCTATCATCCGTCATTGGATACAATTTTGTTGTATAAGTGACATAAGCATCTCCTTTTTTCATTGCAAAATTATCGAACCACAAAAAGAAACTATTTAATACGTCATGTGCGAATACTGGTTTCATATAACTAGTTTTTCTAAATTCTTAATTTTTACATTATATCTATTTATTAGATCAGAAATGTATTTTGTATTTCTAAATACTACACCTTGTCTTATTTGAGTTTGTGATTGAACGCCAAGTCCAGATCGGCTGTTTCTTGATTTTTTCAAATAATAACCGAGTCCAGAAATTCCTGTTTCAATACCTTTTGCCCAGCTTCTACCAACAGCCCAAGGCATAGGTGTTTCAGCAAATATTTGCGAAGCTGTTGGTATTTCAAACACTACAGTTGATACGCTGCCTTTTTTTTGTCTTATTATTCTAAAATTAGATTTATTTAATATCATTCTGATTGGCGCTATTGGATCGTCTCCTGAATCAAAACCAATAAAAGAATATAAATTGGTAATTCCATTTAATGTGCCGGAATAATTTGGCGCATCAATTCCGCCATCAATCTCTCTTGTTATAGGGTGATTATTAAATTCAGCAATGATTTCACTTTTGATTTCATTAAACTTATCGTTTATTAATTTATCTTCAAATTTTATGTAGGTCGGATCATCATGCAATTGATCTAATGCTTTTAATAAGTCTCTATCCATATCATGGATCAGGTTTCAAATATAATGTATAATATTGGCTATCAAATAAGCCATGACCTCTGAAAGATGAATTCAATACAAATCGTTTACCGTCTAAATCAACTCTTCTAGCATCTTTTATATATTCATAATCTTCAGCAGTAATTTTTAATCTTACAGAACCAACAACTGCTTCAAGTTTGATTTGTGTATTTAATTGACCTTCGCTCCAATATTGTTTTTTGAAATCATCTTCGTATAAAATTCTTGCTTTAAATGTTCTATAAACTGGTGTATTTATAACAGAAGTAGTTTGACCAGCTGTATTATAAAGTGGGTTGAAATTTGGATCTGTAATAATAACGACTTTTGAAGCATCTTTATAAACAGTAATTTCGCGAGCAAATGTTTCGTGAACATCTGCAATAACGGCGTTTAATGCTGATTTTTCAGCCGCTGTTAATAAACTTGTTGCCATATTTATAATTACACTGGTTGAAAAACTATAGAATATATATTATCATAATTTAAACTATGGCCAAAGTTTTATATCAGTTTACTATCAATAAAATCGCTGAAATCGAAGAAGAGAAGTCCGAAACGACAACAAATGAGCAGGGCGAATCAGTAACAAGAACTTATAAGGAAAAAACAAAGAAAGAAGTACCTGTCGAAATTCTTATCAATCAACCATCTCGCAAACAAATTCAAGAAGCTGATATGGAATTCAGTATTGAAATGAGCAAGTGTATTCGCAATGGTATTTTGACTAAAGCAATGTTATTGAATAAGTATAATGATACAGGAGGTTTAATTAGTGAAGCTGATGCTAAAATCATGATTAATTCGGCTGATGAAATACGAGAATTGCAAGCAAAGCTTACTATTCTTAATTTGAAACCAGAATCAGAACGAGATGAAGATGAAAAGAAGAAGATTGAAGATATTACATCTCAAATTCTTCAAAAGCGTAAGACTTTAATTGAAAAGGAAACAAGTTATATTACTTTATTTAATCATACTGCTGATATTAAAGCTCAGAATCGCGCAATTCTTTGGTATGTTTTAAATCTTTCATTTTTTAAGGACACATCAAAGAAGAATGCAGAATTCGAACCATTATTTGCTGGTAAGTCTTTTGAAGCTAAGGAAGGTTCAATGCATGAATACGAAGAAAATGAAAATGAAATTTATGCAAAGTGTTATAGTAAGCTAGCGAGTATTATTAGTTATTGGTTTTTCACAAGCAATGTTGATAAAGAAGAGTTTGATAGAATAATCGGTGAAATCGATGGAAAAATTCCAACAGAATAACTATAAAAAAATATTTAGAGATATTAAAAACGGATTCTCTGAGGTTAAAATCTTAGAGAATTTTTTTTATCTCAAACATTTGTCTTTTGATGATCAAGTTGGTATTGAGCTTATTTATAATGAATATTTAGCAGAAGCTAAATCAAAAGGCGTCCCTTCACATAAAGAAGTTCTCAAACAATTAATAGAAGAAAAACAGTGGACTCAAAGCCAAGAAAATAAAATACTGCAATATGAGCAAATGATTGAAAACTTTCTTAAACAAAAGAAAAACACTTATCTTAAATCAGAAATAGAAAGACTTAATAAGGAAATTGAAGATAATTCTAATATATTAAACGATTTAAAAAATACTCGCGCTTCTTTATTTAATAGAACAGCAGAATCTTATGCTGAAGATAAAGTTAATGATTATTATATTATTAAATGTTTGTATAAAGATAGAGGATTAAAACATTTAGTTTATGAGAAAGAAGAATATGACGATATTGACGCCGAAAGTTTATTTGCAATTATAAAACAATATAATGAAGTTTATAAAGAAATAAACGATAACAGTATACAAAAAATTATTTTGCAAGATTTTTTTAATTTGTATATGCCATTTTGTGAAAATCCTATTGAGTTTTTTAATAAGCCTGTTTGTGATTTAACATATAATCAATTAAAATTGCTTATTTATGCTCGGTTTTTTAGAAATATATTTCAGCAGAATGAAAATATGCCGCAAGAAATTCGTTCTGATCCTGATAAGATAATGGATTATATAAATGCAAATGAAAATGTTAAGAAATTAAGAGATAAAAATGCAAATGCTGAAAATAGAGCTGAATCTATTGTCGGAGCTACAAAAGAAGATCTAGAATATCTTAATATTACCAAACCCGGACAGAAGACTTTATCATTAGCAGATGAAGCTAAAAAGAAAGGTGGCAGTCTTTCAATGGATGACATGCTTAAAATATTTGGAAATTGATGATTTTTATTGTGTAAATAATAAATATGGCAGTCCAAATCAATGTAGCAGCAAATCAAGCCGCCTTAGTTCAATCAATTCAAGCTGGCGTACAAGCTTACAATCAACGATTTGCAAATCAAAATCAGGTCAATCTACAAGTAAATGCAAGAGCTTTTTCTCAACCTCTTGGTAGAATTACAGGTGATGTTAAGGATTTCGAGGCTGCATTAGCTGCTTCCAATGCGCGTGTTATCGCGTTCGGTGCGTCAACTGCTATATTAGGTGGTGTTTTACGTGGTTTTAGAAGCATTGCTGAAGTTACAGTTGAAGTAGAAAAGAATTTAGCTGATATTAATCGTGTTTTCGGATTAACTACTAAAGAATTACAAAAATTTAGCACAGATTTGTTTAATGTTAGCAAACAAACAGCTAGTTCATTTGGTGATGCATCTAAAGCTGCTCTAGAATTTTCACGTCAAGGCGTTAAAGCTGAAGAGGTTTTACAAAGAACAGCAGATGCAATGACTCTTGCCAGATTGGCAGGCATGAATGTAAATAATGCTATCGAAGCATTAACGGCTACAGTAAATGGTTTCCAAGCGACAGGAATAACGACGACACAAGTTTTAAATAAATTAGTTGCGGTTGAACAAAGCTATGCAGTAAGTGCCGGTGATTTAGCTGAAGCTCTTTCTAGAACAGGTCTAGCAGCTCAAGAAGCTGGTGTTAATATCGATCAATTAAACGCGCTTGTTACAGCGGCGCAGGAAAAAACTGCACGTGGTGGTGCTGTTATCGGTAACGCATTAAAAACAATTTTTACAAGATTACAACGTACTGAAACGCTTGATCAGTTAGAAGCTTTTAATATCGGAGTTCGTGATATTCAAGGTAATATTTTACCCGCCGTACAAATATTACAAAATTTTGCAGGCGCTTACAATAGTTTAGCTGATTCACAAAGAGCGCAATTATCTGAACAAGTTGCAGGTGTTTATCAAGTAAACATATTAAAAGCAATTATTAGCGATTTAAACAATAAACAAGGCGCTTATGCTGGAGCTTTACAAAAAGGCGCAATGGCAACAAATGAAGCTCAAGTCGCTGCCGCTAAATTAAATCAAACATTAGATGCTTTATTAAGCCAAACTAGCACAGTTGCTCAACAGTTCGCCAATAATGTGGGTAAAGTAACATTTGAACCTTTGGCTAAATATACAGCAGAATCTTTTAAATCATTGTTTGAGAATTTAAATGAGATTCTTGAGGGTGAAGGTGTAGGCTCTACTTTTGCAAATGGTTTATTAAAGGGTATTCGAAATGTATTAGCTGGTCCCGGAGCAATTGGTGCATTTTTCGTATTGTTTAAATTAATACAAAATTCTTTTACATATCTTTCTCAAGCGTTACCTCAGATTGTTGGTATTACAACAGAAACACAAAATAGAAAAAATATTGAACAAGCTATATTGCAAATCATGCAGCAACAAGGCCCTATTTCACAAGCGTTAGCGGGTCAAATGGGTAATCAAGCTGCGCAAGCTCAGTTATTATTGCAGCTAGCGAGACAACAAACAGCAGAATATCAAAGACAACAAGCATTAGTTGCTGCTTTAGCTCCAGCATTGTCTGCACAAGGAGTAACTGTTAAAGGTTCAGGAGGTCTAAGAGTTACAAGAAGCGGGGGATATATCCCTAAAGAAGCAAAACTTCAAGAAACCATCGGCGCAATTGCTGGTGGTTATGTACCGGGTAAAGTTGTTCAATCTCCTGTTGGTGGAGTAATGAATACTGCTGAACAGGTCAAATATATGCCCGGTTTTGCTCAACCATTCATAAATCCACCTGCTAATTCTCAAGCTGGAAGAAGTCATAGGCGTAACTCAATAAGTAGAACAGGTGTTGATCCATATATGAATAATGGATTTATTCCTAATTTTGCAGAAAAAATATTATCATCCATTAAAGAAGTTAAAGATGGAGATACTATTGCGGCTCTACCTATTAATCCAAATTCAATTGATTATCGTTTAGCTAGCGTAGATGCGCCTGAAAATAATCAAAAATTTTATAATGAAGCTAAAAATTTATTAGCAAATAAATATTTAAATCCGGCAGGAGTAAATATTTTAAATAATAATATTGTTAAGGGGAAATCTGCTTACTTTAGATCTATTTTTAATGATCCTGATATTTCAAGAACTTTAGTTCAACAAGGTTTAGCTGTCCCTGATTTCAGATATACTAGAGATACAAGTTTATTAACTTTGACAGAGAAAGCTAAAAAAAGTAGAGAAGGAATTTGGGGTGATTATACTGTTTTTAGAGATGGATCTGAATTTCCTTTCCATCCTAAAGCTAGACAATATGAATATCAAAAAGAAGTCTTTTTTAATTCTTTCAAAAAAGCTCAAGATAAAAAATCTATTTATAAATCTAAACAAGAACCAGGAAAAACCGTTTTAAAAAATAAAGATTTATTTGATTCTCTTACTTATTTTGGTTCTAGAGAAGCATATTCTTCTGGATATATTCCAAATTTTGCAACAGCAGAATTGCCTAGTGACTATTATCAAGGTTTTGGAGAAAATAAAAAATTAAGGAATTCAAGAGTTTCTTCTGTTATTAGTAGAATTAAATCAGGTTTATTAAAACAAGCAGACGCGCCTTTTACTGAAGCTCAAGCTAGAGCAGCTGGTTGGAGACCTTCTGACGAAGTTAAACAAGAAAGAAAAGAAGGAGTATTACAAAGAGTATTGAGTTCAGGATTTAAAAGAATTGGTATTTCTGGTATTGGAAAATTACCTAGTAATACAACAACTTCTCAATTAAATCCATTCGCAAAAAATTTCGAACGTTTGGCGCTTGAAAAAGCGAAACAAATGTTTGCCACAAATAATATTGTTTTTGCTTCAAATTATGAAAAAGGTGGTAAAAGATTTCATGGGGCTCCAGGTAATACCAGAATTGATGCATTAGAAGATAATTTGACTGGTCCTGTTATTGAAATGAAGTCTGGTGATACTACGCCTGATGCCACATTAAGAACAAAATTTACACAAGCTAAAAACGAATTAATTGAAATGTGGCATAGTGAAAAGCCTTTAGAAAATATAGATAATATTGTACGTAGCATTGGAGGTAGACCTGAATATTTATTCTATAATGCTGATAAAGAAGTAAAAAGGGGGACAGAACAAATTCTACAAGCAAGTAGAGGTTTTATACCTAATTTTTATGATGATGAGGAAAGCGAATTAGGTGATGCGATTGCTAGAAAAACGGGATCGCAATTAGGCATAGATTCATCAGGCGTTTTAAATGTTGGATTTATGAGCAGTGAATTTGGTAATCCTTTGTATGAATTAAAATCATTATTCGAATCCGGCCAAGTGAAAAAAATCAATGCCGGTGAAGTTGTTGGCCCTAGAATACCAAATCTGATTGTTAATTTAAAAACTTTGTTACCATTTATTAGAAAAAAACAAGCGGCTAGTTTATCAAAAAATAATATAGATCCATTAAAGAAAACAGAATTTATAAATTCAATTTTTAAATTGAATGAATTATATGTAAAATACAACGAATTAGTAAATGCAAGTTTAAGGTATAATGGCAAACCATTAGATGAAAACGTTAAAAAAGAAATTCTTGCTGCAAAAAATGAATCATTTAATGCTTTTAAAAATCTAGGAAATAAAAAGATTTCTTACGATTTAGAAAAAGATGCCTTGGCTCCTAAATTTTATTCGGATTTAAATTCTCCTAAATTGTCTTTTACACATAAAGGTTTATTATTGCCTATTTTAGATAAATTAGATAAAGGTGGTGAAAAAATAGCTGATAGAATTCCTATATTTGGTTCATTTGTTCCTCAAGAATTAATTAAAACTTTAATTAAAGAACGTGGAAAAATGGTTGGTGGGAAAAGAGTTAGCGGATATCAGAGTTATACATCAAATGATTTAAATAAATTACGATTTGCTTTTCAAACAATGGGTGTTAATGAAAAGCAAACAAGTTCTGTACATTTAGAAGATATTTATCCAAATGGTCTAAGTAAAGGTTTTATACCAAATTTTGCTGCTGATTATATTAATAAGGTGATGAATCTTGAGTCTAATATGAGCGGCAATAAAGCCGTATTAGATACAAAAAGCGGACCTTTTCCATTTATACGTAATAGTTCTCAACCTAATTTTGCAGCAGCTATTTCTGATCATGGTGGATTAAATAATGCTTTATCTGATTCTATAAAAAATCAAAAAGATGCTGGTTTGATGAACAAAGGATTTGTACCTAATTTTGCTGGTATGAGAAAGTATCAAAGACAAAGAGCAAGAAATCAGTCACGAACTCAACAAACTAATGTTAATGTTGATGACTTAGAATCAAAAGTAGAAAGCATTTATGAAGCTGTAAAGAATGATTTTGATAAAGCTTTTCAGTTTTTGAAAATTTTTGCTATAAATTTCAAATTGGATATTGAAGATTTTTCTAAAAATTCTAAAACCGTTCTTTCGAATAGTACTAGTAAAGCAAAAACAGCAATGCAAAACTTATCAACAAATGTTGTTGATTTTGGTAAAAAGTTAAATACAGATAAATTTAAGGAAAGACTCGATAAATTTACAAATACAGCAATGTTTGCTGTGCCAATGATAGCTGCTCAATTTGAACAAGGTTTATATGGAAACAAAGAAAGAACAGATTTAAGCGCAACTGAAAGAATGGGTAAATCGTTTTTGAGTACTGGTTTAACATCTATTAGCACTGGGGCATCAATTGGTAATTTAATATTTCCGGGATTAGGTGGAGCTGTTGGCGCTGTTGTTGGTGGTTTAGTCGCATTTAATAGTTCATTAAGTGCTGCTACATTATCAGCAGATGAGTTGATGCAATTAAATGAAAAACAAACTCAAAAAGCTCAAGAAAGCATTCAATCCGCTTCATCTTATATTGATGCTCAAAAGAACTTAACAGATATGATTGCAAAAGGAGCTTCTTCTACAGAAATCGAAAATGCTACTAAAAAACTATCAGATAATTTCAGTCAAATTAAAGACGTTAAATTACAAGATGCTTTTATTGCTGCTGGTGGTGATGTCACTGAAATGATTAAAAAATTGCAACAATACACTACTGAAGTTGCTAAAGAAGGCGCTAGAAGAACTGGAATGTATGGACCAAAAAGTCTTACATCAAAAGAAAGAGCTGGCGCTTTAGCTATAGGATTTGGAGAGGACGCTAAAACTTATTCTAAACAAGTTAGAGATGCTATAAAAGAAGCTCAGAAAGCAGGTTATGTTGCAAGAGAAAATGCTAGAACATCAGGACTTGGTTATGAAAGAGGCTTGAGGCCAACTAGCGCTTCTGGAGAATATGAAAAAGCATATAATAAATCTTTAATGGCTTTTGCAGAAAAAATGGTTCCGCAAGATGAAAAAGATAGAGCTTCTGCTGTACAGACTTATTATGAGTCATTATTAGATAAACCGATTGAGGTTCTTGATATTTTAGATAAAGATGCTCAGAGATTAGATTTATCCAAATATATTCAAAACTATAGAAATAAAGCTACAGAAAGCGTCGCTTCAATTTTTCAAAAAATTCAAGATTCTCTTGAGCAAGCCGCATTTGAAGCGGCAATGAGTTTTGAAAAACAATCTAGCGCACAAAGAATACAATCTATAATTTCTGACTTCACTTCTTCATTAAATGAGCAAATATCGTCTTATATGATGAGTAATTTGCCAGAAATCAAAAAATTTGAATATGCAAATATTGCGGCTAAAACTAAAGCTGAAGATTCTTTGACTAAATTAAATGATGATTATGCATCATTTCAAATACAACAAAACAAAGAAAGATCAGATTTTCTACAGAAAAATACAAAAGAGTTAACGAAAGTATTTAAAGACTCGATGTTGACTTCACAGGAAAATGCTGCGCTTTTTAGAGATAAAGTTTTAAAAGAACTTCAGAGTGGTAAGTATGAAAGTATAAATGTTAAAAATATAAGTGACCAGATTAAAGATCAAAGAGTAAAAGAATTTCAAGGATTATTGAGTGAAAATAAATTAGGTTTAAAAATAGAAAATTTAAATTTACAAGAAGCTAAAGATGTAGCTGCTTTTCAACAATCTGCGAGAACTGCTATGGAAACCCAAGTAGCAGCTGCTCCAGAAGGTCAAAGACAAGCAATTGTAGATCAATTTACTCAAATAACAGATGCTCTAAGCAATGCGTTAAGAGCAAGTGAGTTTGCAAAAAGCAAATTTGAGCAAGACGAAATCAAAAGAACACTTGCACAAGCACAAAGAGAAAAAACAAAATTAGATTTAGATCAACAAAACGCAGAAAAAGAATTACAAATAAAACAAGATTTAAATAGATTAAAAATTGCAGCCGAATTACAATATTCAGTTGAGAGTAATAGAATTCAAAAAGAAAATTTTACTAGAATAAAAGAGGCAGAAATTACTGCTAAAAATTTAGGTTTCGCCATCGACATTGCAAAAGCTAATTCTGAATCATATATTGCCGCTTTAAGAAGAGGATTAGAAGATCCTCGCCAAGAATATGGAATGGGTGTTAGGGAAAGTTTGGAAAGAAGAATAGGTATAGAAAATAAAGTTCTTGAGGAACAAAGAAGAATGGAAGATCAAAATTTAGCCACAGAAATGGCTCAAGCTCAATTACAACTTGCTGCTGAAATTCAAAATACAAATGCATTGGAAAAATTGACACAGGTAATGAATGAATGGATAAGTAGTAAATTAGTTGAAGAATTAGGCGGAGAGTCTAATGTTAATTTAATTAAATCTCAATATGCAGGAAATTTTAGTCCTGAAGCTATTGATAATAATTTTGGTGCTGGTACATATAGAAAATATCAAGCTTATTTACAAGCTCAAAATCAATCAAAACTTGGTTCAGCTGGCGCATTAGGTGCAAATGCACCAGTACTTGATTTCACTCAACTTTCTGAATTAGCAAAAGGAAATCCAGTATTAAAATCCCAAGTTGAATTATTGAAAAAACAATACGAAACAAGAGAAAAAATATTAGGCATACAAAGACAAACTGTAGATGAAGATATTAGAATTAAACAAGAAAACGAAAGATTAAACACAACAATAATGGGTAGACTTGAAAAAGGTTTTGGCAATATGGCTAAACAATCAGATCAAATTATATTGGATTTAGCAGAAAAAGCTCCTTCTGCTTTTGCAGATGGTATGACAAATGCTTTAATGGAAGTCGCAAAAGGAACAAAATCGATTGGTGATGCGTTTTCTGATATGGCAATAAATTTTGGTCAAATGTTAATGCAAGAAGTTATGAGAGCAGCTATGTATAGAGCTATTGGTTCTATTGGTAGTGGTTTATTTCAAAACGGAGGAATCGTTGGTAAACAAAGAGGCGGTATTATTCGTGCTGAAAATGGTGCATATATACCCGGCAACAGAACTGGAGATAGAAATTTAGCATTATTAGAAGATGGTGAATATGTATTAAATAGAGAAGCGGTTTCTGCTATTGGAGTAAATAATTTACATAGTTTAAATTATGGAATGGCACCTCGTTTTCAAAGTGGTGGTGGTTTTGGTTTATCTGCTGAACAAACTTTAGTAGGAGATGAATTAAAATATTCAGGAATGTTAATGGAAAGCGGTCAAGCTAATAAGCCTATAAATATTGAAGATTATACTTCTTATGCATATGCGGAAGATACATATTTTAAAGATATGCGTGAAAAAGCAATACAAGCTGAACAAGAAAGAATACAAAAAGTTTATCAAGATAAGGTTAAAAACTTACAATTGATGACATCTATTATGGGGGCAGTTGGTAGTATTTCATTATCTGTTGGTATGGCGGGAGTCGCTGCTGCTTCCGCAGCGGGTGAAAGCGCAAAAGGAGCCCAAGCGGGAGCAGCTGGAGCCAGTACAGCGATTAGTTCTGGGGCTGAAGTTGGTAAACAAACAATTACAGCTGCAACTCCAGAGGTGCAAAAAGGATTAGATCAAGCAATGAAAGGTAGTAATTATGCATTAGGAAGATTTCTTAGTAAAAATAGCAATGAAATATTAGTCAATGGTCAATCTTTAAAAGGTCTTGCTGTGGGAAGAGATATAGCTAAATATGGATATATGGTGGATCCAAATAAGTTTGGCAAAGTAACGGGATTATCTGGTTATGCTAACATTCAGTCTATTTTTGGACAAACTCGTAATCAAAATATGTTTGGTAATTTGTTTCCAAATGTTTTAAGTTCTGGTAGAGATGTGATTTCATCAAATATGCCAAGGCGTCAAACTGGAGGTTTAGTTGGTTACCAATCTGGTGGTTTTATACCATATGGTTCTAGAATATCTGATAATGTTCCACGTTATATGTCAGGCGGTATTAATTTGATGAATAATAATATGAATAAAAAATATATGATGATGCCATCTGTTGGTATGCAATCTGGTGGCTCAACGAGTGGAGTATCTAATACAACAAATAACAGCACGAATTCAACAAATATTGCTATCAATATTGATAAATCAGGAACAACTGTAATTGGTGAATCTGGTAATAATTATAGTAATAACGATTATCAATTTAGTAAACAGTTAGCGACGGTTGTCTCAAAAATTGCAGATGCAAGAATCAGTGATGCAAAAAGATCAGGCGGTGCTTTAGGTAGAGGCTCTTCTTACTCTTCATGAAAAACGCTATTACAAATTATGAAAATACTTTCTATTTAGAAGGTGTAGCAATATCTGGCATTTCTAGTGTTGATGGTTCTTATAGTTTAGATTATAAGCCAATTAATATTTTAGGTAAAGGTTTTGTTAAACAAGTTATTGCTTCTGTGCCGACTGCAAGTTTATCTATAAATAGATATTTAATTAATAATGATCCTATTTTTAGTTTAACTGGTGATGGACCAAATTATTTAGCTAAATCAACAAGCGGCGGTTTATATTATAATAATACTTATTTTTCTTTTTCTGGAGCTTATTTAAAATCTTTATCTGTTAGTTGTTCTGTTGGCGAAGTTCCTCAAATCGCATCTCAGTTTGACATATATGGCAATATTGGACCAGTCACAAATCCTTCAGGAAATAATGCTGCCAATTCTATTTTTGTTCCACAGGTTAAAGACATAACAGTGACTTGTCGCGATTCATCAACAAATAGAGTAAAAGATTTCAATATAGATTTTAATTGTCCAAAAAATCCAATCTACGGTTTAACTGGTAGTAATGCTGAATATCCAATAGAAGTTCATAGTGTTTTTCCAATTGAAGTCGTTGGTTCATTTACTCTAGATATTGATGATTATGAAACAAAAAAAGTATTTGATGATTTAACTAGTAATGTTAATACATCTTTTATTGTTAGAGTAGGTAAAACTAATGAAGTTATTTTTGCTTTTACAGGAACTAATTCAAAAATAGTTAGTGAAGAAGTTAGTTCTAGTGCAGATGATGTATTAAGTGTAAAAGTATCATATAAAACATATATAGATTAATTTTAAATTGATATATTTTTTAGCATAATAATAAAATGGCTAGTTTTTTAAATTATCGAAATACAAGCTTTTCATTGCAAAATGAAACTTATTATGCTTCTAAAATTAGTATTTCAGCACAAGCTACAACTCCAGCTGTAGTATTAAATGATGGAACATTGTTAAATTATGCGCCTGATGGAGCAGTTGTTGGTAGTTTATCGGCAGATTTTTACTTAACGGGAGCTATACCTCAATATTTAAATATAACAGGAACAAGTGAAACTCCAGTGTCTGGTAGATTTGCTAGTGTTTTAATTTCTGGTTTATATCCTAAATCTATTAGTTTTTCAGTTGAACCTTTTAATCCAATTTTAATTTCAGCAAATTTTGATTGGTATGGAAATGTAAGTGTTCAAAGTTTTCAAGAAAATAATCAAGGTCAAAAAGATGCAATTGCTGTTCCTGAGTATATAGCAAACGGTTATAAATCTTATATAAACAAACAAAGCTTATCAGGGGTTGAATATATAACTAATTTCAGTTATGAATCTTCATGCGATCGTCCTGCGTTTTTTAATGTAGAAGAAAAATTTCCTTTCCGTGTTGCTAAATTAAATAAAAATGTATCAGTAAATCTAAGTTCGAATGATTTAGGTAATTTAATAGATATAACTGGTAAAATGGCAGTTTGCCAAATTATACTGCAAGATATGTATGGTACAACTTTGAATACATTTAATGTAAGCGGCATATTAAATAATCAAAGTTATGAATCAAGTGAAGGTGGATTCTTATTAGCATCTGCTAAAATCGAACAGCTTGTAACAGAAAAGAAAACATTAATATAATGAGTTCAATAATTTCAGGTCTGAATATAAAAAATATTTTTGAATATGACAGTAATAATTCATATTCGAAATATTCTATTGTTGATTATAAGTTAGTTACAGGTATTTCTGTTTACCCTTCTTATACCGGTTTTGGCATGACTGGTTTAACAAGTTGGTTTAATAATGATGATTTAAAATCTTTTAATGTTGATACGGAGTTCAATGTCACTGGTTGGTTAAACTTAGTTCCTCTTAGTGGAAATTTAACTCAAATAAGTTCAAATGAAAATTTAAGACCTTTTGTTAATTTTAATGAATACTATCTTGATTTAACAGGCGCTCAGTTGTTGAGCGGAACTGGATTTGCTTCTAGTTCAAGAACGTTTATTACCATGGTTGAAATTGCAGATAGAGTAACTCCAGATTATAAACAAAAAATATTTCATTTTTGTAATGCTTCTGGTGACACTAATGGTATTTTTCAAGTAAGCGGAGCTAACACAAATGGTTCTGCTAAAGTTATATTAGATAATCAACAATTTAATGCTGTTTGTTCGGTATATGATACTAAAAATATTTTTACAATAGTTCAGAATCCATCGACAAGTAGTATTAAAGTAAGACAAAATGGTTATGAAATAGGCACTTACAGTAGTTACAATTCAAATTGGAGTGCTAATTCTTTAATATTGGGAAATAATACTGGAACGACTGGTTTAAAATATTATGAATTAATTCATTTTACTGGCGTGTTGTCAGAAACAGAAATAGATTATTATGAAAAGTATTTATATGAAAAATATTTTGACAGCAATAGACTTTATTTTGCTAAACAAAACGTGCCAGTTGGTGAGGCTTACGCTCCATTAACATATACAGGTAATTTATATTGGACTCAAGATATTGATGAGTTGTTTAAAATTTCATATGGTTCTAATGCTTCTTTTTCGTCTAATCTATCTAGTTTAGAAATGGGCGATGGTTATCGTTCTAATGTTGCAAAGAATATAAATACTTTACAAACTAGATTTCAGATTAATTATAATGGTTTAACAGATGAACAGGCAAAATGTTTGTTGGCTTATTTTGAAAATTGTCCAGAAACTGAAAATAAAAGTTTATATGAAGGTTTTAAAGGTGTTGAGATAGATTTATTTAATCCATATAAAAACAATGCTGAACTTTATTTTAAAACAGCATCCCATAAAACTGTTTATAATAATATAAATGATATTACAGTTGAAGCAGAATCTTTATATGATAGCTCATTAGATTATAAAGGAATGCTTGTTCAATTAGATGAAATTAATATTAGAACTTATACAGATGAAGTTTATGAATTAGCTTACAATGATGTTTTTTATTATCCTAATAACGCTTATAATAAAAGAGGATATTATTACTATACTGGATCTGGTTTTAGTCAGTCAAATAGTGGGGTAACTGGACCTTTAACTATACCACCACAAAATAGTCCAACTGGTAATCAATCTTGGTTTACTAATAAGTTTTATTTTAAAGGTGATATAAATTATGATATAAATTCATCATTGAGATTAGCGGTGAATGATTTAAAAAATTCAACAATTGAATATGAAAAAGACGGTATTAATTATAATATGTTGGAGTTTAATGTTGCTTTCGAGAAAAGATCCAACGCAGAAGCAAGAGCTTTGTTAAAGTTTTTAGACGATAAAGCTGGTTTTAAGATTTTTGAATACAATTTGCCTCAACCATATAATAAAACAATCAATGTTTTTTGTCCAGAATGGAGTCATGCATATAATTTTCTAAATAATAATGATATAAATATAAAACTAATTGAAACTAAAGCTCCGTCAGTAGCCACTAGTGTATTTAATACTATAATAAGTTGGAGTTCATGAGTACATATTATACAGGTAAATATCTAGATAAAGTGCCAACTGGTTTTGGCGGATATACGGGATTGGTTTTAACTAATTCTGGTAATTTTTCTGTTACGTATACAGCAACTATATCTGATACTACTTTAATTGGAGTTGCGGGTGGCAGCATAGCTGCTGGAGCCAATACAAATACTTTATATATTTCAGATACTAGAACTACAGAAAACACAGATGATGATAGTTATGTTTTATCTGCAAATCCTAGTGAGTCAGCAACTTTTTATGTTTTACATAGACCGTTTACTGGTTTTACAGCTGGCAATCAATCGACTGGATTAGAAAAAGCAACAATAACTATTCAAACTGTCTCATCTGCTGGCGATTCAGATTTACCTATAGTCGTTGATATCACAGGGCAAAGAGTATTTGATAATCCTCAACCGCTAAGAATTGGTAAATTTTATGCTGTCAAAAGTTATTCTGAAAGTGCAGCGTATAAATTAAATTTCCATTGGAATTCTTTATATCCAACAAATTATATAAAATATTTTGAATTAGGGTTATATGCTGATTCCAGTTTTTCTACTTTGGTGTCAAGCTATAATTATAATGTTCCGTTGAATAGTGATCCTAATAAACCGAATTATGGGGATTATAATGGTTTTGTAGATACAGATTTTTCTTATGCTATGACATCATTAGACATAGGTCAAGATTATTATGCCAGAATAAGAGGGTTTAATTTTGAAAATGAAGACGGTCCTTATTCATATCCAACAGGATATTCTTATGAAGACCCAATATTAGAAACAACAGGAATTTCTGGTTTATATCCTAATCCCGGCGCAAATTTACGATCTGATGCAACAATATTATATTTAAGCAGAAATGACGATTATGAAGAAAATTTTAATATTTATACTTTCATGAAGCAAAATAATAATAACTCCCCGGATTTCAGAAGATATTCTGGAGTTAATATTAAATTCTCTTCTAAAACAGATACTTTATGTAAATATATCGCAACAGTAACAGGAAGCGGCGGTCTTAATTTTGTTGTTCCTAATGCTGACAGTTTTAGATATGCTGCTAATGGAAGTAATATTTTTACAGTTGAACTAGAATTTGATAATATTGCTGTTTTAGGAAAAGGTGGAGCAGGATTAACTTGGAAAAGCGATGGAACATATATAGACGCTCAAAACGGTGGTCCTTGTTTAAATTTTGACGCTTATACTTATAGCAGCAGAAGTTTAGAATTTAGACTATATAAAGATCTAAATAGTATATTTTATGGTGGTCCAGGCGGAAGTAAAGGTTGGTTGATTACAGATGAAACAACTAGTAATGTTAATGTAGTAAAATTGGATGGTAAATCTTTTGAAAATTTAGATGATGTTGATGTGCAGCAATTATCAAAACCTTAATTATATGGCATTTAACGAACAAGGACAATTTGTTAGAAAATATTCGCGTGTTAACGGTTCAGTTTCTGTAAATCCAAATGGAGATGTACAGGCAGATAATGATATCGCTATCACAAACAATCCTCCACCAAATAATGGAGGTAATGCAGGCGCAAATGTAAATACTCCACCTGATATTATTCCTTCTAATGGTACTTCAAATCCAACTAATCCAAACATTACAGCCAATCCGCAAGGAAGCGATACTTCAAGTGGAGGCGTGAATTCAAATTCAGCTTCTTTTCCTAATATTTATTTTAATTTTAAAAGAAACATTTACTCTAATTCAAATTTAAAATTTAAATTTACTACAGATTCTTTGAATTCAGATAATGTTTCTACTAACACTTGGTCTGGGGATTCTGAAGTTAAAGCTGGTAGTGCTAATTTGGTGGGTGATAGTGGTTGTTTAACTTCTGCAACTGCTTATGGAAAATATTTTTATGAATTAGGATATAATAAAAGTATAAGTAATAATTCTTTTTTATTATTTCCAGATTATTCTCCTAGTTATGCTGTTTTAGTATTTGCTTTAGCAAACACAAGTACATCAGGAAATATTTATACTGATTTTAAAAAAATATTAGAAACCGCAATTATTCATAAATTTTTGCAGACTGAGAGTGATGGCTCTGCTGATGATGTTTATAATTTTGGTCTTTCAAGTGCGGTTGTAAATGCTCAAGAAGTAACATTGGGTAAAGCAGTTTTTACAGCAGGTTCATTAAATTCTTCAGTATATTTTAACAATTATAGTAATGAAACTACTCCAGGTGTTTACAGGGGTAAAAATGGTGATAGGTCATTACTAAATCCAAATTCTAATTTTTATTTTGACCCAAAAAATGGTGCTGATGGTACAATTCCTTATACAAATGTTATTTTTAATGATTTAAGACCTTTTAATTTATATAATTTACCTACTAATTTAGCATCTCCTACAGCATTAACAGATGTTGTTGTTACGAAAAGCGGTTCGTCAACAAATTATAAAAATTTTTGTATGTTTTTTGTTGAAATGCGATCTTATATTGCTCCTACTAGCACATTTGCGAATAGTAATCAGTTATATTTCGAGACTTATGTAAATGGAGTGTTAACTTTTCAGGCATGGGTTCTGGCTGATAAAACTTTGAATACAGGAGCAATTAAAAACTATACAATTAGTTTATCAAATAAAAGTGCTACTGGATCAGATCCTGGTAATAAAATGTTTTTATTTGATTATTTATATGGATCTAGTTATAATATTAATGAAATGCAAAGAGAAAGTAGAAATACAGTTTCTTCTTTAGTTTCGAGGTATAGAAATATATTAATTAAAAAAACATCAGATTTGCAAATTACAAATTCTAATACCTCTTTGGCTTTTCCTGTAAAATCTAGCCACCCATTTCTCAGTTTATTTTTGGCTTCTAAAACTAAGTAATATATGTCTGAATTATTTTTATTAAAAAATTCTGAGGTTATAGATTTATTTGAGGTTAAAATAAATGATTTTGAAGGTTATTTTAGATTTCATGGCTCTAAAAATTTTAATAAAGATGTAGTTTTCCAAGGTCAGTCATATATTTATATTCCTTCAGAAATTTCAAATCTAGAATATAGTTCAGACGCAAAACAAAACAGGCCGACTTTAATAATTTCTAATATAAATAATTTTATTACTAATTTTATAAAAGATCGCAATGATCTATTGGGAAAAAGATTTTATAGAAAAAAGATTTTAGCAAAAGATTTAGATGATGTTAATTTTGGTGGTGCAAATAGAAATACTTTAGGGGGTGGCGCTTTTAAATCTTTTATTGCATCTGATACGTATATTATACATAGAAAAAATTACGAGACTAAAGAGAAAGTAGAATTCTCTTTAGCTAATATATTAGATTTAGAGGGTATTACTATACCTGCTAGAAAGGTTTATAATGATTTTTGCAGTTGGCAATATAGAGGTTGTGGTTGTAATTATGGCAAAATATATGGTTATAATGGACCTAGTGTTGAAACGAATTATGCTCCATATACTTCTTTGACTGAAATAAATACAGAAGATCCAAATAATAATTTAAGTGCAAATCTTGTTGTTTGGTTGAAACCAGAAGGCATTACGACATCAGGAACAATTGAAATTCAAGAGTTGGGAGTTTTGTCTCCTAATGTCGCTAAAACATTAAGTTTTAAAAAAGTAACATCATGGACTAATCAGGGAACAGCAGCTTCTCTCGTTCAGCCTGATTTTTTAAGTACAGAACCGAAATTGTATGAAAATAATGGTCGATTGAATAATCAAAAAGGAGTTTATTTTTCAGTTTTTATAAATGGATATGTAAATCCAGGTTCAGGCACTAATGATACTCCAGATAAAATGATAATAAATAGAAGTTATACTGGAGAAGATGTTACTATTTTTTACGTTAGTGAATTGGTAAATGTAAGATATAAATCTAATCAATTAAATGGCGGTGAAGCTGAACACTGTGTTTCAGGAGGTGTTGTTAGAAGGGGATTAACAACAAGTTATCCAAGCTCTCCAGGTGGAAATAATTTTGCGCTTGGATATTGGGCAGCTGAACGAGGTAATACAAATAAATATAAAGACGTATGTTTTATTAATACATCTTGGATAAGTCAAGTTAATGGTGCTTGTCAAATTTTAAATACTCCGCAGTTATATGGTTGTAGTTTGCCTAAAACAGCGGGAAACAATACAAAAATGATTGTCAATGGTAATATATATAATAAAGGCACTAATTTTACTGGTCAGCCCGGTTATCTTGGAATAAACACTTTCGCTTCTGAAACTAGTGAAATAGTTGTTTATGAATTAATTGTTTATAATAAATTATTGAGTGATGAAGAGATAAATAAAGTTAATTCATATTTATCAAGTAAATATAATATATCGATTCCGAAAACAGCTACAAGAACTATTTATAAAAAAAGCTCTGATTATTTTAAACCGCAAGATGGTAATTTAGGAATTCCAGTTGCTGATGAAAATAATAAAATATTTCTTAAAAGTTATGCTGAAAGCTCATTTAGATTAAGTAATTTTGAGTCTTATAATATTTTATCGATGGAATATAAAACAGGATATAATCCTGATTATGCTTATAAGCAAGGAGACTTTATAAAAATTGATCCATATATTGAATATGATTTTAATGAAAAATCTATAAATCAAAACAATGAATTGCCTACAAGATTTTTTGTTTGTATTGATCCCCAAGGCTCCAAGGGAAAACATCCTTTGAATTATACAAATGTTTGGGCTGAAGATAAATGTTCAAGAAATCTAAATGGATGTTCTTTACGGTTTAATGATCCAACAGTAAATATACCATTTGGTGGGTTTCCTGGTACGGTTGGTTATGACTATAAATTACCTAGTTCATGAAAATTTGTTAAAATTATTGAAAGAAAAGTCATGCAATTCTATGGAGGAAATATGCGGTTTTTTAATAAAAACTTCTGATAGATTTGATTTTTTTGTGGAGTGTCAAAATTTGCATCCTGATTCTGCTAATTATTTTTTAATTTCTCCCAAAGAGTATATCTGGGATAGAGAATGTATTTTATTTCACAGTCATCCAAAACACGCCGTTCTAGATGGTTTTAGCGACTGGGATCTTGAAAATCAAAAATATTTTGCTTTAGATATGTTATTATACAGTGTAAATAAAGATAAATTTTATATAAGTTTGTATGATTAATATTACATTACATGGTCTTTTAGGAAAAAAATTAGGCAAAAATTGGAATTTAGAAGTTACTTCTGTTATGGAGGTTTTTGAGGCTATTGAAGCAAATAATTATAAAATAAATAAATATTTCTCTAATTTCAATAAGTTTTTTACTCACTTTATCGTTTTTGTTGACGGCAAACCTTTGCCTGCTCATTTGTTAAAAAGTAAAATTTTGAAAAATGATTCAACAGTTGAAATTGTTCCTGTAGTTCAGGGGGGTTGGATTGCAGCTATTATTGTTGGCGTTATATTGATTGTTTTATCGATTGTTTTGTCTATCGTTTTAAGTCCGAAAGCGCCAAAAGACGTAAAAACTAATTCTACAATTTTAGGTGGTATTAGAAACGTATTAAATCGAAATATTGCTGTGCCAATAGGATATGGCAGAATGAGATTGGGTAGCGCTGTTATATCTAATGATATTCAAATATTGCCAGTGAATCAAGGCGCAAATAATTATGATCAAGCGTATGGCTCTATAGATTTATAATATTATGTTCGCACTTGGTTATATTTATAAAGCTAGTTCGCCTTCAATTGTTGCGGCTAAGGACAATCAGTTGGAATCTGATGAAAGATTAGTTTGTACAGATTTAGTTTGTGAAGGACCAATAGAGGGATTATGCGATAAAGATGGAGAATTATTGAAATACATAACTGATGAAACAAACATTCAAATTGAAAATCTAGTTTTAGGAAAAGGTGTTTATTATAATAATGTGCCCATCATTGATTCTAAATTAAATAAATTAAATTATGTTACAGCTGGATTTAATATATCATATGGTGAAGAGTTTAATCTTTATAAGAGTCAATACGCATCTACTGTTCATAAATATGATAGAAAAATTTATTTAAACGATAGCCCAAGCGTCGATGCTCCTTTTACTTTATGTCAAAATCCTGGATTTTTCTTTTTTAGTCAAGACGAAAAAGGTTCTTTTATAGAAGATAACGATAAAATACCTAATAACCCATTTGTTGGATATATTAGAAACAGTTCTGTTTTTTCTATTAACGGTGTTTTCAATGGATCAAGAGCAATGCAATTTCTTGATGAAGCGAAAAAAAATTGTCAAGAATTCAATCATAAAATAGTAAATAAATATGCTGATGAAATATCTATTCATATTAGAGCTAATCAACTATTTTCTACAAGTGATCAAGGTACTGTTCCTGGAGGTGCTACTTTAGCATTTGAATTATCAGAAGATAATTCAACAGCAAGATATTTTGGAATTTTCAATGTGCAGGGAATTTCTAAATCAGGTTATACAATTGATATACCTATATCATTAAATTTAAATTCGGTTACTTATAATAACTATTATGTTAAAGTTTACGCTTTATCCAAAAAAATTCCGCCTGGTAATGGTAGAGATTTCAAAGATTTTAGCGTTGTAGGTGTTGTAGAAAGAGTTAAAACAAAAGGTAATTTTGCGTATCCTTTTTCATCTATAGTGAAATCAGCCGTAAGTTCAAGGCATTTTAATCAAGATCCAGATAGAACTTTTGATTTAAAATTATTAAAGATAAAAGTTCCTAGTAATTATGATCCTGAAGCAAGAGAATATTCAGGAAATTGGGATGGAAAATTTAGTTCATTTCTTAGATGGACAGATAATCCAGCGTGGATATTTTATGATATTTGTACAAATTCTCGTTATGGTATAGGTAATGGTTTAGTTTTAGAAAAAGATCTAAATAAATGGGATTTATATAAAATAGCTAAATATTCTGACGAATTGATTAAAATTGCTACTCCTAATAAGTATGAACCGGATAAATTTTATATTACGAAAGATAATAAAAATATTATCTATTTAGAAAAAAACGGCAGAACTTTAGCTGATGTAAAAAATCAATATCCGCCTGTTTATGATGTGAATAGTTCGTTTGCTAAATTTAATGGAGGTTATTCAAATTCAATTATTTATCTACATGATTTAAAAAATGATGCGGGGTCTATCGATAATGCTTATAAAAAAATAATTTGGTCGATTGAAGACACTGGAGATGTATTTAAAATAAAATTAATAAATGATTTCGGTCCTCGTAATTTTTTTGAAAATGATACTTCTGGTTTGTTGACTCAGTTTTCAAATGAATGTGCTACATCGGTTCAAAATAATATAGACAAACCTTTGCGATTTAGAATTTCAGAGAGTTTAAAAAATTCTCAATCTAATGCTAAGAATTTTATTCTTCAAAAATTTGCGAACGATATACCTTCTTATTCTTCATATATTGAAGCTCAAATTTTGCCTGATGATTTTTATTATGATTCTGAAGATAGAGATTCAATAGCTTTATATGGTCAATGTTTGCCTAAAGTATTAAATTATAGAGATCCATTTGAACCAAGATTTTCTTGTAATTTATTGATAGATAATGAAACTGACGCTTTAAAAATTTTAAATGATATTGCTTCTATTTTTAGAGGTATTACATATTATAAAAATAATTTAGTTACAGCTACAATTGATGTTGATAAGCCAATAGCTTATATATTTAACAATTCAAATGTAAAAAATGGTAACTTCAGTTATTCGACGGGAAGTTTAGACGGCAATTATTCAGTAGCAAAAGTTTTATATAAAGATAAGTATGAAAACTTTACTGAACAAGTTGAAATAGTTGAAGATTATGAGTTAATAAGAAATTATGGTATCGTAATAAAAGAAATTTTAGGTTTCGGAATCACATCAAAAGATCAAGCAAGAAGAATAGGTCAATGGTTATTATTGACTAATAGATTTGAAAATCAAACAGTCACATTTTCTACAGATTTACAAGGTATTGTTTTGAGGCCAAGCGATGTTATTCAAATCGAAGATCAATATAAAAATAATAATATTTTGCAAGGTAGAGTTATTGACGTTAATTATGATCAGAAATATATTGTTATTGATCGGCAGTTAAATTTAAATTTAACTGGGCAAAAAATCAAATTTCTTTGTGATAAAGTTATAAAAACAATAACCGATTTAAATAATTCATCTTCAGTATCTGATGCTGACATAGAAGAAACTAATATTAATCAAGTTATTGAATTAAGAATCGAAAGAATAGAAAATAATAATAGCCGCATTTATCTAGATCCTTCTTATAATTATAGTTTATTCAATTCTATATTAAAAACAACACCTTTTGTTATTGAAGATAGAATTACTAATCAAAAAGAAAATCTTTATAAAATAGTAACAATTACTGAGGCTGAAAATAATGAATATACTTTATTTTGCATTAAGCATGATCCAGCAAAATACGAGGGTTTAACAAATTTCACATTCGAAAAGAAAGTTGATTTCTCAAATAATACAATCGTTTATGCGATTTCAGATACTATTAAACAAATAAATGTTTCAGGTATTACTTTTTATCAAACATCTACTTATAATTTAAGCGCATTAGCTAGTGTAAATATAGATTATACATTTAATGAACCCAAGTCATCATTGATAAAATCTTCAGCGTTAAATGCTGAATATTGGGTTTTAAATTTAAAAATAAATGATTTATTCAATGAAATACAAACTAGAAGTGCTTCAACAGCATATTATAAAAATGTTCAAAATGTACTGGATGATGATGGCGGTATTTTATTTAAAATAATATTAAGAAATCAAAATATTAAATTTTATATGAAGAGTAATGATTTAGCAGATAAGAATATTTTCCTTGGTAAATTTGGAGGTTCTCCAATCTTTTTATCTGGGTCTTGCGAAGTTCAACTTTATTTATTTGATAAAAATAATAAAATAATAAATGTGGATTTATAATTTATGCCTATAATTACAGGTTCAAATATAGATAGTTCAGGAGTTTATGGAATATCTGGTTTTCAGATTTCTAATTTGAATTCTTTTTCTAATTTAGATTATAGTGTAGATCCCACTACTTTTGGTTTATCTTCAAGCGCTAAACTTGTTTCGGGTACAATCAATCAATCAACTCTTGATATTAATCTGACAATTGCAAATCCTTTTAATAATTCATTTTTAACAAATTCAACTATTTTAGAGGAAACGTTTTCTGGAATCAAATTACAGCTTTATACAAAAAATAGAAATTATTTGACAGATTATTTCGTTCCTACAAATAAAACAGATTTTTCTATTTCTTCTGAAGATTTATCTGCTTATTTATCGTTGATAACAGGGCAGCAAAATTTGCAAGATTTAAGAGAGTTTTTTATAGATATAGTATCGGTTGATAGAGCTGGTAATTCTGATACTTATTATTTTTTATTAAACTATCCTAAAGCGAGTATTACGGGATTGGAAATTAAGAATACTAACCCTGTATCTATTACTCCTTTAGCTAATAATTATGGTTATTTAAAAAGTATTGATGTTTTTGCTGTTAATAATAGCAATATTACGCCTCCCACTACTGGCTTTTCCGATTTGGTTAGTGGTTACTATAAAAATACTTTTGATTATGAAAGTAATAGAACAAGACAAGTTTTACAAATACAAGCGCCTGTTTACAAAAATTCAAATCAAGAAGTAGTTTTGCCGTTTAATGTTGTAATTATTCCGAATGATTATTTTAGTACTGGTCAGTATTTAATTAGTTCTGGTATCAAAACTTCATTTTATGATACAGAGAATGTACCATTAAAAATTACAAATATAACTGGGTATATTGCTTGTTCTCAGAATGAATATGATAAAAATTTAGATACTCAAGCGATTGTTAAATGGAACGCATTAAAAACTGATAATGCTCTTTCATTTGAAACTTATGTATATGAAGATGGTATTGAAAATTCAAATTATGTTTATTCAGTAAATAATCCTCAAGTTGAAAAAATAAAAGAAATATATTATGGTACTGGAAGCGGATTGATTCAAACATTAACAGGATCAAATTATTATTCAGGAAATAGAGGGGTATTTTCTAGTTATGGCTCTTCGGGTATAAAATGGGTCGATCATACATTATTTCTAGATAATTATGCTTCATATCCATTAGGAATTTATAAGACGGGTAATAATTTTGATTATATTACAGAGGTAAGAATACCTTCTGGTTATATAAATTCACCAGAGTTATATTTTATTAATGTTTTTGATACAGGTTCTAACTCTTTAATTATTTTACCTAGTGGTGGAAAATATACAGGAAGCATATATACTGGAAGTTATTCTGGAGCTAGATTTATTTCAGGTGGTAGATATTTGGAATATTTGTACGATGGTGTTGGAGCCGATTCTGATCCCGGAACAAATAAATTAAAAGCAAATATAGCTTTAGGTTCATCGTCTTTGAATCAATTATATATTGATACTAGTAATTATCTAGGAAATGATGTAAGAAAATTTATTAGTGGTTTTGGGGATTCTTTAAAATTAGAAAAGAAAAATAACCCTTCCTCGTATTTAGTATATAAATATGGTGGATATACAGATAATGGTGGTTGGTTAACATTAACTATTGATTCGGAAAAACAAGATTTCAACTCTGATCAAATAGAACCGGGTGATAGAGTTTTGCTCAGTAGATTTAGTTCATCTCCATCAGTTATAGATTATGAGCAAGGCGTTTTATTTGCTAAAAGAATAACGGGCGCAAATGATTTTGTTTTATCTGAGTTTGAGCCGAAACTCAAATTCCCAATAAAGCCAAATAAAAATTATGAAGTAAAAGTAAGAGCTTCCTATCAAGATGGCAGTTTTTCTGATTTTTCCGATATATTAAGATTTACATCTGGACAAATTACAGATGCAGTTACTGGAATCACCAGTGGTAAATTTGTTATTGATGGTTCTGGTGTTAGTGGTTATTTAGCTGTTTTCAGTGATAAAGATACAATAACAACAGGAACTATAAGATATAGCGGTAATAATCAAATTGTATTTAATCAATTACCGAATACTACAACAACAGCTAGTCAATATTTAGTAATAGAAAATAATATTTTAAAATTGCAGACAGGTGCAGGTGGTGGATCTCAATCTGGGCAATTCGCTCAAGATGCAGAAAGACTCATACGTACATTTACTCAAACGGGACATACTTTCACGACTGGAGATTTATTAGGATTTAATGATATTACAGGATGGTTTGAAGCAAAAGCCGATTCAGTAGCAACATCAGAAGTTGTAGGTATTGTTCAAAATATAAATGGTAATGATTTTGATTTAGTTTATAATGGTAGAGTAACAGGATTAACTTCTTTAAATGAGGGATATGTATATTTTCTTTCGCCTTATACTTCAGGATCATATACTGATGTAGAACCAACATTTGTAGGACAAGTAACAAAACCTGTTTTATTTGCTTTATCAAATACAGAAGCTAATTTTATAATATCTAGAGGTTTTTTAATATCAGAAAATAATGGTGGTCAAACCTCTAGTGGAACTTCAGGTTCATCGGGTTCAAGCGGTTCGTCGGGAACTAGCGGTGTTGGGGTTCCATCTGGTGGAACTATAAATCAAGTTTTAGCTAAAGCGAGTAATGATAATTATGATACTGTTTGGATAGATCAAACTGGAGGGCCCAGCACATCAAGCGGAACTTCAGGAACTAATGGTACATCAGGTACTAGCGGTAGTAGTGGTTCATCTGGATCCAGCGGTTCATCAGGGACTAGTGGTAGTAATGGATCTAGCGGTTCATCAGGCTCAAGCGGTTCGTCAGGAACTAGTGGTCGTAGTGGATCTAGCGGTTCATCAGGAACTAGTGGTAGCAGTGGATCTAGTGGTTCGTCAGGAACTAGCGGTAGTAATGGATCTAGCGGTTCGTCTGGATCAAGCGGTTCATCAGGAACAAGTGGTAGTAGTGGATCCAGTGGTTCATCAGGGAATAGCGGTAGTAGTGGATCCAGTGGTTCATCTGGATCAAGCGGTTCATCAGGAACTAGCGGTAGTAATGGATCTAGTGGTTCATCTGGATCGAGCGGTTCATCAGGAACTAATGGTTCGTCAGGAACTAGTGGTCGTAGTGGATCAAGCGGTTCATCAGGAACTAGTGGTAGTAGT